GTCAGCGCATGGAAAGCGCTGTTCAGCAGATCGCGCTTGAGCTAGGCGAGACGGTAATCAATCAGACGCCAGTAGACACTGGTTTTTTGAAGGGCTCTTGGTTCGTGTCCATCAACAATCCTTCGGTGTCGTTTACCGGCGTGGAAGACAAATCGGGGTCGGGCTCAAAGTCTAGGATCGCCAGCGGTGTGCAGGCATACGAATTAGGTGATACCATCTATATCCTGAATAACACTCCGTATGGCCCTTTCGTGGAATATGGAACGGTTAAGATGGCCCCGCGCTCATTCGTAAGGTCCACGGTTGGCCTTGCTCCCCAGGTGGTGAATGCTACCGTTCGCAGGTTTAATATCGTCTAATGAGCGTCTACGGTGACATTCGTGCGGCGCTTGAATCCCAAGTTGCTAACATCTCGGGTGTGCCCTCTGCCGCAAACAGAGCGTGGCAGAACGTATATTTTGAGCCGACTACTGGGACTACTTGGATTCGTATGTCTTTCCAGCCATCGCGTCGTCGTCCGCAGGACGTAACGGCAGATGGCCTGCAACGATTCGATGGGTTATTTTTAATTGACATCTTTGCGCCAGAGGGTAATGGCCCGGCGTCTGCTGAGACGCTGGCTGATGCAACGATTGATGCGTTTGAAGCTGGTACTGTTCTCAGCGCCAACAGTCAGACGCTCATAATCGAATATGCCGAAATCGACCGCGCCCCCAACCAGGACAGCCCGTGGTTTCAAGTGCCGGTCACTATCAAATGGAAAGCGTTTAACTAAGTAAACGCGCCGGGTCACCTAAGGATTCAAGGAGCAAGTCAATGGCTTTCGCACAGGGAAGTCGTTCCAGTCTCTCCTACGTGGTAGAGAATAGTTTCGGGTCAACACCATCGTCTCCGGCGATGAAAAGCCTGCCCTTTACTACACATTCGCTTAACCTATCTAAGCAGCGGGTGCAGGGTAACGACATTCAGTCCGACCGCATTCCGCGAGTAGATCGGCATGGTACGCGGCAGGCTGGCGGCGACATTAGCTTTGATCTGCGTGAAGGCGACTACGACGACATCCTGGAAAGTGCTTTCTTCTCGTCGTTCGACACGAGCGGCGTAATGAAGGCGGGTACTAGCCCTAAATTCCTGACTATCGAGGATGCCGCTGAGGACATTGGCCAGTACAAGCAATTCACTGGCATGAGCGCTAGCCAACTTGAGATCAACATCGCGCCGAACCAAATGATTCAGTGCACGGCGTCGATGGTTGGTCAAGATATGACACTCGCGCAGTCGACGTTAGGCTCGCCATCTGCAGCCTCGGGAAATTCACCATTCGATAGTTTCTCGGGGAGCATCAACGAAGGCGGTTCTAGCATCGCTATCGTATCGTCGCTTACGTTTTCCATCAACAACTCGCAGCAGCCGATCTTCGTCGTGGGCGATAAAGTCGCTCCTCAACTGGAGTTCGGTCGCGCGGTAGTTGAGGGTACTCTGACGGCTTATTTCGAGGATAATACGCTCCTCGATAAGTTTATCGACGAGACTGAGAGCAGTATCGAAGTTACGGTGGATGACTTGTCTTCGGGCGGAGCGTACACGTTCCTATTCCCGAATGTTAAGTACAACGGCGGCGATGTACCGGTTTCTGATCCGCAGTCTCGTCTCGTGACTCTGCCTTTCGTGGCGATCTACGACTCTTCTGAGGCGACGAACATCAAGCTCACCAAGACCTAACACCGTCACTGACTTTTCGCGGTAGTGACGGTAGGGCCGGGGCGTCATGTCGGGGTGCGCTCCGGCCCACTTTCAACCTCGACGAACCCCGATAAAGGAGACCCCGATCAATGACTGGCATCGAATCTATCGGTTCGCCGCTTGAGACCAACAAGCTGACCTTGTACCATCCGGTTACAGACGAGCCCCTCGTGGACGACGAGGGTAATTCGATGTGGATCGAAGTATACGGTCTGGACAGCTCTAAGTACAAGCAAGTGCTCCACGACCAGACCAATCGTCGGCTGCAAAAGGCTCAGCGCTCCGGTTCCAGGGCAGTCGTTACCGCAGAGCAGCAAGAGTCGATGGCGTTGGACCTTCTGGCGAAGTGCACTAAGAATTGGCATATTATTCTGAATGGCGAGACGCCGGGGTGCACGGAAGAAAACGCGCGAGACTTATACAGCAAGTATCCCTGGATCCGCGATCAAGTAGATGCATTTGTTCACGATCGTAAGGCTTTTTTGAAGAACTAATCCGGGACCTTGAAGCGTTCGCCAAACACACGTTTGAGCTGAATGTCTCGGAAGGGTCGGGGGAGGTTACTAGGAGAGAACATTTCATTCAGGTCGGCGCTTGGAAAGAACTGGAGCCCCCAGTTGAATTCCCTGACAGTCTCCTACACATATGGAATGCTTTTCTAGACTTACACTCCTCTCGGCCAGTAACAGGGATGGGGCCTAGTCCCATCACATACGAGGCCATCGAGGCTTGGAGTAGGCTTACCGGGAATCCGATATTTCCTTGGGAAGTTGACGCTCTTAAGCGCATCGACAGGGTATGGATGCAGGTTCAGTCTAAACAACTGAACAAGAATTAATCCGGAGTATCGCCATTGGCAGACGACATCGCCACGATTGGAATTGCTGTAGATACTTCGGGTCTGCGTAGGGGCGAGAATGCTCTGCGGGATATTCGTGCCGCAGGTCGAAAGACCGAACAGTCCGTAGACAAACTATCGGATAGTTTTCGGCAGGCCACAGCTAGGGCCGGGGGGTATAGTGAGCGTATGAGCGCCACTACCTCTCGGCAGAGGAATTTCGGCATTGCGGCACAAAACGTCTCGTTCCAGGTTCAGGATTTAGCCACTCAGCTTGCTAGTGGTACTAGCGCTGCACAGGCCCTTGGGCAGCAGTTGCCTCAGCTTCTTGGGGGCTTCGGTGCCCTCGGTGCTGCGGTTGGTGCCGCTGTAGCTGTGCTTGGTGGTCTAGCCACGGCCTATTTCACTAGTAGCGATGAAGCAGAAAATGCTGAGGATAAGACTCGTAATTATGCTGAGTCTCTAGAAGCTACTAATGAAATCATTAAGGAGCTAAATGAAGAATCTAAAACCCGTGCTCAGCGTCTCAGAGACGAGGGTGATGCGGCGCTAGAGGGCGCACGAAAAGAAGTCCAAGCTGCTCAAGCCAAACTAGAAGCTTTCAGACAGGGGCAAGCCGTTACTGGACTTGGTGGTTTTCTTCAAAACCAACTTGGTTTGGATGCTAGGCCCGAAGACCTTGATCCTCGTGCTCGCAGGGGGCTGGAAAATACGCGCCAAAGGCTTCAAGACAGGGCGGCCGAAGCGGCGGAGCGTTTAGCCGAACTTGAAGAAAGACTGGCTAACGCTAGGGGCCGTGCACAGCAGGCACGTGCTGATGAAACTATTGAAAAAGTATCCCGCGAAGCTGACGAAAATATGCGTCTAGCCGACGCTCTTGAGAGAGGTGTCGAGGCTAGGGAAAAGGTTGCTCAGAGGATCGAAGCCGAGAAGCTAGCGCGCGAAGCCAACGTAAACGTTGGTAGCGAAGAATATGATATGATTCTGAGGCTCGTTCGTGCCAGAGATAGAGAAGCCGAACGACTTCAAGAATTAGAAGACCTTCGAAGCGCTGCTGCCAGCGTTCGTGCTGATACGCGAACCCCCACTGAAGAGTTTCAGAAAAGGGTCGATAAACTTGTTGAGTTACAACAACGCGGGTTTATCACTCAAGATACCTACAATCGTGCTCTTGAACAGGCTAATGAAGAATTAGAAGAAGCTACAGGACTCACAGCTAGGTACGGCAAAGAAATCGAGGCTCTGGAAAGCATTGGTGATCGTGCCTTTGATCGCATAGGATCGGCTATTACCGAGATGAGTCTTGAAGGTAAAGATGCGATGGAAAGCCTACGGAATGTGGGGCAAGCAGTCGTGTCTGAACTAATGCAAGCATTCATTCAATTAGGTGTAATCAATCCATTGAAGAATGCCATTCTAGGTGGAAATAGCGCAACGTTGAGTGGAGTTGGTGGACTTCTCGGGGAACTGATCGGCGGTGCGGCTGCTGGTGGCGCCGGTGGTGTCACCGCGTCGTCGGGCGCCACGCTCGCTATTCCGTCTGGTGGCGGACGGGCCAACGGTGGGCCAGTGCAGGCCGGCGAGTCCTACATCGTAGGTGAGCGTCAGCCAGAGCTTTTCGTGCCGCGCCAGAGCGGGACCATCTTGCCGAGCGTGCCGCAGGGCGGAAGCACGGAGGTCAACGTCTACAGCAGCGAAGGCCAGCCGGAAGTGCGTCGCACGCGCAACGGCAACAACGGTGAGCGCATCGACATTATCTTTGATAAGCAAGCCAAGCGCGCTGTGGCAAACGGGACGCTAGATAAAGAAATGCGCAGCCGTTACGGGATCACGCCGCAGACGAGGGGTGCCTGATGCCGACGTGGCCTGCCAGCCTTCCGCAACAGCCTCTCATTGACGGATACCAAGAAAGCACGCCGAACACCCTTGTCCGCACGCAGATGGACAAGGGACCGGACAAGGTGCGTCGCCGGTTCACTGCTGGCACGCGAACGTTCGCGGCGCAGTTCTTGCTGGACGAAACGCAGACGGCGACGCTGGAAACCTTCATTGAGGACGACCTTGAAGGCGGGGCGTTGCAGTTTGACCACACCCACCCGCGCACGGGCGCGAGCGTCAGCCTCCGCATGGTGCCAGTCAGCCAAGACGCGCTTGTGACTTACTCCAACACGGGCGGCGTGTTCTACCGCGTCCAGATGCAGCTAGAAATCCTGCCAAGCTAATGTCCCGCAACACGTCCCTCACGTTCCGCGAAGCCGTCTACGGGCAAGAAACGGGCGAAGCGTTTATCTTGCTGCTGGAACTGGACAACAGCGAGCTTGCCAACCCGATCCGCGTAACCAGCAACAGCGTGGACACCAGCCACAACGGCAACACCTACGTCGCGTTCCCGTTTGACATCGCCCTGCCCGACGACACCGACGAGAACACGCCGACGGCCCGGCTAACTATCGACAACGTGTCGCGTGAGATCGTGCAGGCGGTGCGGACGGTAACGGGGCCGGTCAACGTCAACATCAAGATCGTGCTGGGATCCGACACCGAGACGGTCGAAGCAGAGTTCCCGGACTTCCAGCTGCGGGACGTGCGGTACAACGTGCTGACGGTCGAGGGCCAACTCAATATCGAGCAGTTTGCGCAAGAACCGTTCCCTGCCGGCAAGTTTGACCCGGCGCGCTTTCCGGGGCTGTTCTGATGCAAGTGGCAGACTTCATCGGCATCCCGTTCGCTGAAGGCGGGCGCGACCCGGCGCACGGGCTG